TATTTGTGAGGGATATTTTAACCCTTAATACTTCGCCAGCAGCTGCCGCATATACTTCAGAAACGGCCTCTTCTGTGGCTGCTGTTACGTCAAAATCTGTGATTGTTAAAAGGTCATCGCTTATAGCCCCATCATCACCAAACTCATGAGATGACCAATCTATATCCCTGTTCGTATAAATTGGAGCAACCTCGTGCCATTCTCCTTCCCATTCCATATTCCTAACGTCGCATGATAACCTGACGGGAATAAATGTTTTATTCCATCCGTAGGCATCTGTGAATATTGAGTCCTCAACTAAATATCCAAATGCGTAATCTGCAAAAGTGGACCTTATGACCGCATTCAGAACATCTATCGGCCTGTTATACCCGTCGCAGTATTGACGGGCAAGTATGTCGGCAATGGTTGCATCAGCTCGCGTGTCCCCGTATATTCCCCACGTTGAGGTTAAACTTGTGTCGGATAGTTCGCTCCCGTATAGAAACGAGTCGCCCACGGCCATCGTGTAATCCTGATACCATGAATCCCCTACCTGTATGCTTTCTTCTAATTTATTGTAGTAAGTTCCCGAATTAACCTGAGAGTATTTCTTTACGTTTTCTAATGTTAGTTTAATGTTCGGTTTTTTAATCAATCCGAACCGATAAGCGAAACTTTCTGTGGTATTATTAAATGGTAAATCAATCCCGTTCTTTGAAAATACTGCGCTTTCTATAGTTACGTTTATTTCATCCCAGAATAGACTCGCAGCACCATCGGCCTCCTGTTCATAAACCCGGATGGTTAATGCCCTTGATGTTTCGGTTGCCCAATACGAAACGGGTACATCGAGAGAAAGTGAAAACTCATTTTCAAAATCCCCAGCTCCGTCGGTCCCGGTTGTCCTTTCGGTCCATTCGTATGTTGTGGCTACAGTACCCCAGCCGTTTGTTTCATCCAAGTAATAAAGAGTACCGCCACCATCTGAATAGGATAATAATACCCCTATATGTATTTGATTAACCGTATTTGATGCGCCTACCGTTCCATGATATTTGAGATAGATATTTATTTTCTCTGGCTGTCCTATCTCAATTCTTTGGCTCAGATATTTTGTATTAGAATAGTTCTGCCCGACTGATAAGCAGTTACCTCCGTTACCGTATTCTGGTGTGCTTGCCTTAATCCACCCAACCGGAGTGCCGTCGCTTGTACTCCCTGCCCCGGCCCACATGAAGTCTTCAAACTCCCCGCTTATGAGCATATTTTTCTTTCTACCTATGTCTGAAATAATAACACATTCATCAATAGGCATCATCTTAGTTATCTCGCCTGAGCTGTGCAGATAGGAAAAATCTGTTAATGCGGTTTTGGTTAGATAGGGATATGGGTCAAATAACCCGCTGTCCCATAGCCTGACTTCATGTTCAAACGGGACTGCGTTGGCCCTCCTGATCCACCAGTACCCGGCCCATTGAAACAGTTGCGCCCCATAGGTTTTTAATATATCTGCAATAGGATCATAACAGTTGCTGTTCCCTTCGTTGTACCATTTATATTGATTCTCGTAGGTCTGGTGGAATGGTGATAATGTTGAAGTGCCGCCCTCTGTGTGACTGTCTTCAAATATATTTACCGAATCAGCTATGTCTAATGTAAGCCCGGTTTTCGATAGGCAGTTTGTTATGATCGCGGCTTGGGTTTCCATTCCGTAATAAGGAATGCTTGACCCCTCGAACGGTATGTTTTTTAATGCTGCTAATTGATCTGTGGCGACAATTGTTACATAGTCTTTATAGCGGTTGAACATTCTTGAATACTGACCGGGTATCAGAAAACCGTACCACAAAGACGAGTCAACAACAACCTTAATAGCTTGGGAATTTAAAGCAAACAAATCATCTACTTCGGATTGATAAACCACCTGGATCGTAACGGATGATCCAACGATAGGCTGATACCTGTCTGATCCGTTGTACTCAATTACGCAGGGGTTCGGACCTGGGGTAAAAGTAGTTATTGCCCCGCCCCATCCGTCCACCTGTAAATTAACGGTGTGGGTATTGCCCGCGAGGTCTTTATAACTCACTTGATATTTGGTTGCAAATGCCATTACCTGTACCTGTCTTTCTTGTTATACCTTCCCATTACTCCTACTAACTTATCACCCTCTATCTCGAATCGTACATTTCCGTTCATTTCTGCGCGAGCTTCCATTCTTGACTGTAGTCCTTTGGCTAACCCGCCCATTAGAATTACTCCAAGCCCTGCGGCTACAAGTCCCCATTGTCCTGTTTGAATGCCTGCGGCTATCATAATTGAACCGAGTGCATCGAATATCATAGCACCAAGTTCAGAAAGCGTTTCCTTAAAACTTTCAGCTGCGCCTATTGTGTATCCGAGGCTTTTGGCGAAATCAACGCCTAAATCCAAAGCTGCCGTTCTGACGTCATTAATTACGCCCCTGAATTTTTCAAATTTGCTTATAAGATTATCCACCTCTGGTTCTATTATATTCTCTGGTGGATTTATTAAATAATCCCAAAGCCCATCGCCCGAGAACTTTGAATCTATTTTTTCTACTGGTTCTGAAATTAATTTTAATTGGTTATCAAGATTTGTCTTTATGGCATAGGCGAGTTCCTCTTCAAGCTCTATAGCTTCTCTTTTTTTGTCATTGAGTTTTTTCCATACTTTGTACGCATCTTCTGCTGAGTCTGTGTTATCGTCTAATGCGGATGAACCTGCCGCTATTGCTTGGTTTAGTTTATTGTGTATGTCAACCCCAGCGCTGCCCATGCTGTTCCACTCTTCCATTTTAACAGCATACTCGGCCCATTGGTGGACTATATTCTTATCTCCAGTATTCCACGCCTTCCATTTTTCAATAAAAGTCAATGCGTCTGATTGCGATACCACGATCAGATCGTTAATCATTCTTAACTCAGCCGCTATCTTTGGGAATAGGGGTTCTGCCAATGACTCCTTTAGGTCGCCCCATGCGTTTTTAAGCTGAATTACGCCAGAACTTGCATCCGCTATAGCCCTCGCTTGACCACCAAAATGCTTAGATAACGATTCTATTAAACTATTAAGCCTTTCCGTAGACCCAACCTCACCGCTAACTTCTATACCATATCTTTGCAGCGCATTCGTTGTGCTTCCAAGCGTTTTAGCTACAAGATCAGCAGAGCTGGCAAGGTCCATTTGCTTTGCGGCTGCAAAATCTTGAACAAGTGGAATAATGCGCTTTATAGATTCCTCTTCTTTAACAAAAGCAGCCAATAAAGCCTGCGCCTGTATTGTTTCGTCGTCGCCGTATAATGTTACTCTTTGTAGTTGCGAGGCCTGTGCTATTAATCTTTTCTGCACATCCTCGCGCCCTTTTAGGGCGGTTAATAAACTCGCCTCTGCTTTCCTTTGAGTTTCTAATCCTTCAAATGCTGTCTTTGCGAAATTGACAATGGAACCAACAGCGAACGCCCCGGCAATCATCCCGCCAACAGCTTTCATCTGCCTCTGGAATACGCTTAACGATTTCTGCGATGAACTCAACCCCTGCTTGAACTTGGTGTTGTTCATCGACATCGCCACACTCAACCAATGTGCTGTTCCAGCCATTTCCTATGTTCCTTTATATTTTCAATCTCTTCTGAAAAATCTTTTGTTTCGCTGTCCCAGGGGAAGCTAAGTAGCTTCTCTTTGTCGAGGTGCTTGATCTTGTATCCATATACAGGCTTGTTGTAAATCAGCGACGCAAGTACACGGGTCTGCTCCCACATCTCCTTTGTTTCACGGTCCTTTCTCTGCCTGTAACCCTCTAACGCATTGGCGAACTCCCGGGGAGTCATATTCCAGAAATCATCATACGCCATTCCTATCTCGCCGAAGGCAATGGACTGGATCTCATCGAAGGTTATTTTTTTTTACTGTCCCCGCCCCCCTGTGGGCTCTGCTTGGCAAACGCCTCCATAACCTGTGAAATCAAATCCTCTGGATTCTCATCAATCATGTCCCCAACGTCCTCAACGTCTTTAACCTTGCATTCAACCCCTTCTGCCTTTGCGCCATAGTAGAACCCGACGTATATGAACGTGGCTATATGTGAAGGCTTCAGTCCTTTCTTCCTTCCGAACGCCTCATCGTAAGTAACGCCTGTTAAGTCACAAAACTTGCTTAATGCGTTAAACCCGAACTTAACGGGTAGATCGCCCCTGTTTGTCTTAATTATCATGTTGCCGGATTACCGCTTAACTGAATCGTATAACTTCCCGTTGCAAGCGCATCGGAGTTACCACCAGAAAGGCTTAATGATGTTATAACGCCGTCGCAATCGATGAACTTTGTTCCGCTCCGGTAAACCCCTACCGATACCTTTGCTCCTGCGTTCATTGAATTGAAAAGATCAGCAAAGTTTGTCCCGGTTGAAGCCAGAAGAAAATCACCGCTCACAGTTCCGCTGACCTTTCCGCCTATAAAAGTGGCATTTAGTCCGCTTGTCTGCGAAGTGGTTTCAAGTGCTTCGGCTGACAAATCAAGTGTACACGACGTTGATTCTGCAATAACCTGGTGTGTTGATCCAGAACCGTAATGATTCGCCTTAACTACTAAATAATCTCCTCTAAGTGCCATTTTATGTAGCCATATTTGTTGAACATTGAATCGAATAACTTCCCGTCACAAGCTGATCGGAATTGCCACCGGAAAGGCTTAAAGACGTGATAACGCCCTCGCCC